AGTTTATCTGAAACTACTTCTGAAGTTCTTGCTTTATCAAAGTGTACATTAGTTGTTATTAATGTTTCAATTTCATAACCTCTTACATAAGCTTTTGAAGGCTCAACTCCAAGAGTTAGTTTAGTAGCATCAGATGCATGTGCTTTAACAAGTGCTTTAAATGGATTTACATAGTAATTACCAGACTCATCAAATGTTCTACGAGCTAATTCATCAGCAAGGTGATTATAATCTGTTGTTCGTGCATTTTTTGTTATAACACCAGCTTCTAATCGAGCTATAAGAACAAAGTTACCACTATTTGCATTAACTGCTTGAGTACTTAGTGCTGCTGTAACAGAATAACGATGTGCACCAGGAGCAGATTCATTAGGAGTACCTGTAGCATTATCATTTAATGATGTATCAGTACCTGAACTAATAAGAGCTTCGGTAACGAGTAGACCAATATCAAATGATACATTTGATGTATATTTAGCTAATATAATTGTATTAGCCTTAGCTGTAACAAAGTGCTTCTTAATATAATAGATACCATCTTCAATAGATACTATTGAACCAAAGCCTGTAGGTGTATCGGCCGCAGCAGATACTGTAGCGGTCTTACTTCCTGTGGCTGTTAATGAAGCTTCAGCAGCAAATACACCACCGGATATATATTGTACCCATAGTGTAATTGGGTCTGAGCCAGAAGCTAAAGCTGCATGGATAACTTTAGCAACGTTTGTTCCATCACTATATTCAGTACCAACTATATCAACAACGGCAGCTGTATTACATGCAGATAATTTAACAAAATCAATTTTATTATGGAGGTGAACTGCACCAGGCACAACAACTGAACCATCTTTAAATAAGTGATCACCTGTAGCTGATATTTGATGTTGTAGTGATGTTTGTAGTTGTGTTAACTCTCTTGCTTGTACTGCTTTACCAGGTCGGAACAATATTCTTTGATATTGTTCTTTAGGACTTAAAGTGTTGCCCGAAGCTACATCTTCAAAATCGTCCCAATATGGTTCTACGTTAAATGCTATTGCCATGTTTCTATCCTATTAAAATGCGATTACTAATCTTACTGTTTCTACTTGACCTGAACCTCTGGTTGTTGCTGTTCTATTCTCTACAAACATTACATCACCTGAATGATGATTAATTAGAGGAACTGCTACTGCTGTAATATCATCACCTGCAGAAGATGCACCCTCTGCGCGAGTGAAATGCGATGTAGTAAATGTACCAAAACCTGTAGATTCATTTTGTATATAATGTAATACACCATTAGCGTTATTATATTCTACACATATACCTTTAGCACCAACTGTACCACCTGTATGACCTTCAAATGCGAAATCAGCCACGTATGTACCAGATAATGAAGCAGGAATTGTTAAACTCTTACATGTATTATATGTATTAGCTTCTGCAACTTGAGCAATAGTACCTGTAGTTGAACCAGTTAATGTTGTAACAAGAGCTTTATATATTTCTCCAACAACTGGGTCACCACTTGTTGACCCTGCAGTTTCCCAAAGTGTATCAGTAGTAGTACCTATTGTTAAAATCTTATAAAAGTTACCAACTACCATTGAGTCAGTAGCTGTTACTGTTGTGGGTCCCTCAGTAGCTTGTTCAATTGGATTTTTAATGAGTGCTAATTGTCTAAAGTCATTTGAATCTGGAATTGTACCTGACTCATCACCTGTAAATGTAGTGTTGATAGTTATATAATGTGAACGTAAATCATTAGTTGCGTCTGCACCATATCCACCTGGAGGACCAATCACTGGTCTTATTGCACCATTTGAACCTGAACCACCGGTTACTGAAACCGTAGCGTGGGTATATCCTGTGCCAACGTTAGTCATTGTAATACCTGTAATAGCTCCACCTGCTACCGTGGCCGTAGCCGTAGCTGATGCGCCATCACCTGCAATAGCTAATGTTGGAGCTGATGTATATCCAGTTCCTGCAGTAGTTATCTTCATATTATATATTGCACCATCAATCGCGTTGGTCTGTACACTATATTGGTTAACCAATGCTGTGTCAGAACCTCCTGGAGGTGTAACTTTAATATGTCTTGTTGGTATGAATGATGATGTTAAGAACTTTGTTACATCAGATGTTGGGACTGTAAACATATATTTCCATATGTAACCATCTGAGCCTGAGTGATTAATAACACCAGATGTTTGAACACCTGTTGTATCTGGGTTTGTTGTACTTGTTCCTGACCCTGCCTTTAAGCACATATATACATTGTTATTATCTGAAATAACGTGATATACTTTGCTTTCTATGTTAGTGTCTTGGTCATCGTATTCTGCATAAGTTGTACCAGAAACCCAAAGGTTTCTTGGTGAACAATGAATAATGTCTGTACTAGCAATCTTCTTCATGGCAAACATGTTTTCCCATAAAGTATTATTAGCGTAATCATTTTCATATGGGGTATCTGGAACCGTATCATCAGTCCACGCATTAGGCCGTCCCAAGGCCATGTAGAATTGATTGTCACCAAGACTAGCCAAGAATTTATTAGTTGTATCTAATCTAAATTTGCTAGTTATTATTGCTGCCATTTTATTTCCTCTGTTTTATTTTATGAAATCACGAGTGAGTTATTTCCACCCAATCCGAATTGTGTACTTATATTGTTATTTATACTATCTTGAACTGTCCAGTGAGCAAAATCTGAGTTTGGACCTAAATATCTGAACTTCATATTCTCCCAATGATTATACATACCTATTCTGCCACCACCCGAACCAATATTATAAGTTCCAGTTGTAGTAAATGGTATGTGTGTATAACTCTTTTCTAATATATGACTATTAAAACTTACTGGACCAATTTGTTCTGCCGATAAGTTAAGAGTAATTTTACCAGCTGTTGGTAACCAACCATATTGTGCTTGTGTATTTGATGAAGTTAATAATTGAATAAATATTGATATCTCACCAAAAAATATAAATCCAGCTGGGTGAATTAATCTTGTAAATGGATTCTTCCAATCTGCTATGTTTTTACCAGTACGTAGTACGTATGAAAACTTTTGATAGTAATAAGAGTCTTGTAAATATTTTTTATCTGATAAGAAACCATTCGCACTAGTAAACAAACCTTTAGGATATGTTTTAACCACATCACCGTTTGACAATGCTGAAGTAAATGTTAATCTATATTTAGTTGTATTTGACTCTGAATATACATCTTCTGTATAGTCAGTACCTGAAGTTTTATATACGTCATTAACAAATACTATATCATCATCAAAAAATGCAGCATTACCTGCATCATTATTTCCACTAACAACTGTTGGTGTTCCACTAATTGTAAACACATTCCAAGCTGTATAACTAGCTTGGTTGGCTATAATATCAGTTGCTTGGTCTGTCCAATCTCCATCTGATGGTTCAAATAAATCTACAAATGGAAAATATGTCTCTACATCATCATCATATATCATTCTAAAAAATGATGTTATAGATTCTGGTGTACCCCTACTTCTATAGAACTCAATAAGTCTTTTATAAAACATTCTTGGTTCTGTAGCAAAGTCTCTTGGTACTGCTATACCAATTTCATTTTGTAGTTCTGTAAGAAGATTTTCTTCTACAAAGTTAATATCTCTTTGGATGTCTAATGAATTAAGATAAAATCCAGATTTATTAGTACGTTCTAAATAAAGAGCGTATACTTTAATAAATTCAACAAGGTCAGGATATGTACTTTCTACATGATCAGGTACCAAATCATTAATATATGATGATATATTATATTTGCCTAAACCAGACATTAGCAGCTAGCTTCCGTTTCATAGTCAATACCAGCTGTGGTACCACCAGTAGCCATAGTATCAATTGACCCTGTAATAGCTGCACCTGATGTATTAATAGTTAATATTGTATTTCTCATAGGTGCTATATCAAATGATGATGGTTTAACTGTAACGTCAATAGTAGTTGACCCTGTAGGTAATGCTGTTGGATTAAAACTAGTTAATGTAATTGTACCAGTACTATGATTAATAGTACCAGCATTTGTACTTAATATTAAACCTCCTGTATCAATAATTCGAATAATTCTAGTTTCGGTTGACGTATCATAGTAGTCTTTAAGTTTAGCATCAACACCAGCGTAAGTAAATACAGATGATGTTACATAAGAACCAAGAGATGATGTAGTAGCATCTAAAGCTCTTATTTCTTGATTAAACTTAAGTGAATATGCTTTTGCTGTACCAAGTGTTGGTATAATCTTTTTAGTTAACTTAACACGAGTTATATTAGATAAGATAGCTACATTAGTTGCATCTACTTTTTGAAGAATATTTGATACTCTAAACACTCCACCAAAACTTTTTAATTCATCTGTATTATATGCGATGAGTGTATTCCTTATTGAATTTGCAAGACCCGATGCAGTAACTGTAGCAAGATTAGGATTATATTTAAATAAAACTTCTAAATCTATGTAGATATATTCTGGGTCAATAAGAACTGGTGTGATGGATACAACGTTTTTTGGTTTAAGAATATTTTGTTTTATTGTTGCTTTTTGAGTATCTGTTAATGTAGCAGAAGATAATGGTTTAATACTTATATAAACTTTACCATAATCTGGTACGTCATGGTCTTCACCACCCCACACTTGAACAGATTCAACATCGGCAAATTCGTTTTGAATAATAGCTTTATAATCATCTGGTGTTACAGCTCTATTTTGAGATACATGCGCAAGAGGTGCATTAAATTTAATTGATTCTTTACTTTCTCTTGGTGCACCACCAGTAGCTTTAGTTACTAATGTGACTGTCTCATCTGTATTACCATTAAGTGAACCATTCATTGTAAATATTGTACTACCATTAATGTCAACAGCAGAAGGTATATGAGAATATTCAATCT